GAAAATGTTCACCGGTTGAATCTCCGGTAGAGCCTTGACGACCTAAATATACTGCTGGGCCAGCCATATCCTTTTTCTTTTTATTGTAAAACGAAAAACCCCTGGTTTCCCAGGGGCTTGGAGGAGATGAGTGTTAGACGCGGATTAGGTCAGCCGCCAAAACAGAATCCCAATCAACCCGTTTGATTTGCTTCAGCTGTTCGAGATTGTTGAATCTTTCACCCGACAAGGACATCTGGAGATCTTTGATCTCACGCGCTGTCTTTAAGCCGATACCCTTGATGTGATCTGCGATCATCTGAGCGGTCGCCGCATTAATGTTGAGGCGATTGTCGGGCGGGAAAGACCGGGGTTCTTCTTTAGCCGCTTTATCTTTTACCTGAAGAGTTTTAACAGTTTTTGTTGCTGCTTCGTCAGGTTCAAGTTCTTGTTTGTAAGCGGTATAAAGGCGACCGTCCTGATCTTCGACCATGAACCAATCGCCGTTATCCCATTCGCTTACAATCTTGACTCTTGCACCTGTTTTCTTGTGCTGATAAAGCAGTGCTGCAGTGGTTGACATAAGACCAGTTATTCACTGGTCTTAGTTTAACCTAATCAGCTAACAGTGCGGCCCAGGAGGTAGCCATCGATATCTTCGTAGCCAGGTGCCACGTCAGGTTGGACGTAGCAGCACTCAACCACCAGATAACCAGTACGGCCACCAGTTGCATCACCACTGGAGATGTAGAAACCACCGGAAGTAGCGGTGCTATTAGCAGTTTCTTTCGCAAACACCTTCAGGGTGGTGGCGGCGGTAGCAGCATAGTTCACGTTACCGGCGGTCACACCGGCAGCACCGGATGCAATCAGGAACGGATTGGTGCTGTAAGCAGCGGTACCAGCAGCGAAGAAGATCTCACCAGCTTGGGTACCAGACACGGTGGAAGCCAGGTTAGCCTGGATCACACCTTCACCGATACCAGAGGCAGCGGTGGGGCTACCACTGTTGCTGCGACCGAAGGAGATCACGTTACCGGTGGCGGCATACACACCGGAAGCAACACGACCATCACCCCAGCCAGAAGCAACGGAGATGGTGGCGCGATAAACATAAGCAGGCAGGGTGCTGCTACCAGAGATCACCATGCCGGTGATGTCGGGGCGAGTGTCGTCCTGGCGGTAAGGGGAAGGAACGATCACATCGGCTGCAGCCACGGGACCGCTACCGGAAGTTGCGGTAACAGGCACGTAACCACGCTGCTGGAAGTAGCGATAGCCAGGGACAGCCAGCACCGAAGTAGGGCCACCCTTGGAACCATCAACACTACCGCTGTCGTCGGTATCAATGTTCTTGTACCAACCGTTCAGAGGCTCTGCCCAGTTACCTGGGTAGATTTTTTTAGCGGACAAATAGGTCATTTATCTTTTCCTATATTTGGATTTATGGTTTGTTATCAGACAGTGCCGTCGTCAGACACGAAGCTGTAAGCAGTGGTCACGAAGTCCTTATTCAGGATCTCGAAGCCAGCGTACAGTTGCCAGATCAGGATGATGAAGCGGCTGAAGTCATCGTTGTTGTTGATGAGCACTTGAGCGTTAGGACCGCCGATACCCACACCGATGGACTGAGGACCGAAGAAGTAACCTTGAGCAGCTTCTTGAGCACTGTAGCTGGAGCCACCGTTGAAGGAGGCTTGCACAGTTTTGGTCGGGAAGTTGGTCGACTCGAAGAACTTAACGCCTTCAAACTGAACGCCGGTCGGCATCACAGGCTCACCAGCCAGGAAGTAACCCTGACCAGCTTGGGGACCCATGTAGAAGCTGGCGTTGTTAGGCATCATGGGGTTACCCATGTACATGCCTTGACCAGGGTTGCCGCTGTAACGAGCAATCTCACGGAAGTCGGCGTCACGACGCAGGTGCATCATGAAGGTGGGATCGCAGATGCAGCGATACAGACCATCAGCGAAGGTCGGAACGTTACGCTTGCGCAGATCCTTAACAATGGTCAGCAGGTCGGTCTTCACCTGGAACTGCTGAACTTCGTTGCCGTACTCAGTACTGGAGTAGGAGATACGACCAGAGGAATCTTTGGTCTTACCACCAGCGAAGTAGTAACCACCTTGGGTGGTAGAGGCAGCACCATTGGCTTCTGCTTTGGCGAGTTCATCAATGAACACGCGGTCGCGCCAACGACGATAGTCATCAAGCAGCGTCAGGCTACCGATGGACTGGTGGAACATGTTAAGGTTGCCCGAGTCCAGCAGGAGGCGCTGAGCCGTGATCAGGGTCTCGCGAGCAATCTTGAAGGTCGAAGGCTGGGTCGGATCACCCGGGTCGGCAGGACCAGTATATTCCTTAAGCACCACCAGGACTTTCTCCTTGGTGATGTTACGGCTGTTAGCGGTACCGATGGTTTGGTCGGCAATACGCTCACGGCTGTCCTTCGTACCAGGGGTACCCCAGAACTTATAGCGGTCTAACTGGACAGTTTGACCAGGCTGACGAGTGAAGTCATGCACGACCACAGGCTCGACTGCCATTTCTGCGATATACGCAGGATGGGGACGGTAAAGTTCCGCACCCAAGATTTTTGGAAAATCGTTCTCCTGGTCTCTAGTTTCTTAGAGGGGTGGACTATCTCTTCATCCCTGTGGGATGCCGGACGCTAAATCTGGTATTACGTAACAAGATCGTGTTACACCCAGTAGTCTCTGCACCTTCCAATCACGACTTGATTGGCTTGGCTCAGGATTACCCTCGTCTCTACGTTAGGGCTTCCCTGAATTCATCCGGTTTGCACTCATCGATTGCTCGGTGAGGTGACAACGTTGAGCGTTCAGTTGAAACAAATTTCTTTGTTTACCAGGACCTGAACTAGCTATCAATGAACACTTTGGCTTATCCTCCAGTGTCAGTTGGTTTTATCGGGTGAAAGATCAAGACACGTGTGTCTTATCTAACACAAATTTTAGCAGTCCGTAATTTAATATTACATGTACTGCGTGGATGCATACGGAGTTACACCGTACTTAGCGCTTGCGGTGTTGCTGGACCCAGGGGATTCTGGATCAATGGCCATTCCTTGCTGGAATCCTGGTACACCCATAGAACCAGGAATGGCACCAAGTGCTACACCACCAAGACCAGCGGCAAGTGCGCCGGCAGGAACTAAGCCTGCAGCAGCAACCTTCCCATAGGAACGAACTGTTGGTCCCATTCCTTTTTCGTAAGGTGCGTTAAGAGACGGGTTAACCGGACCTTGAACAACTGCACCTTTGCCGACAGTGCCAGGGGCAATAGGAGCTGCAAGAATCTCTTCCTTAGTTAAACCACTTGCTTTTCGTCCTTTTGCAATAGCACCTGTTCGTGCCGCTAATGCAGGTGCATAACGACCAGCTAGTTGTAAGCCACCATAAGCACCCAGGCCACCTGCAGCGCCCGCAAGAATTGCAGAACCTGGATCTTCACCTTGAGAAAGGGCGTACCCACCCGTGGCTAAGCCAGCGGCAATAGGTACGCCTATTTTAAGAGCGCCACGCATGGCATCACTCCATCACAAACAGTTTGTTTGCAACAACTTGAGGCTGAGCTTGGTTGAGAAGGCGCCAAGCATTGCTGGGATCAACATCCATTTGTTGCTTAAAGCTACCCCAGAAGTTTTCAGGTTGTTGAGGAGCGGAAGCAGCAGGAGGTGCAGGGAATTGACCCAGGGTTTGCTGAATCGGGTTAGTGGGATAACCACGGGTTTCAAGCTGGGACTCATCCTCATATACAGGATATGGGCCTTCAGGACCAAAGAACTTCAGCGTGTAATCGCTAAGAACATCGGGATTGGTCAGGATCTCGTTATACGCCAGGTTCTCTTGGTGCTCAGCAACAGAGAATTCGGCATAACGTTGCAAGGTCTCTTGTGCTTTGCTGCCCCAGGCAACAGCACTGTCAAGCATGGCTTCCAATTGGAGGCCATAGTTATTTAGGATTGCGGGAGCTTCTACCCCGTACGCGTTTACCACGTGGCGGGTTTCCGGACTCCAGTCCAGAAGGTTCGCCACGTCCTCCAAGGATTGAACCGAGTAGGTTTGGGAAGAGTTGGGCGAGGAGATCTGGTTGGGTGACCAGGTCTGCTGAGCCGATTGTTGCGTAGCTGGGCTGCTGTACTGCTGACCGTAGTTGGCCGGTGCGTACTGGGTCGGAATCTGCGATGGTTGACCCTGGAACGGGGATTGAACTGGACTGCTCAACAGGTTCACCACCTTGTTGAACGCCGACTCCCACGGGTTGCTGGCCTCCGATGGGGATTGGGGGGCGTACTGAGTAGGGGCTGATTGGTAACTGGGGACCGCTTGAGGCACTGCTTGGGGGTAATTGGTACCCACCTGGTACGCCACTGGAGCCTGAGGTGCCGGAGCCTGTGCCGGTACCACGTAGCTGCTTGGAGCCACCGCCACTGGTGATGGGCTCGTCTGTGGGATCGATTGGACGGTAGCGTCCTGCATAACTCATCTCCTTTTGTAGAGCTTCTAATGTTCGATACAGATATGGCGTTAAATCCAATCTTGGATCCGCAGCCATCGGAAGATCCGGTGCTTGCGGGTGAGGAGTCTGCATCATGCCCCCCACTAAGCGAGCAAATTGAGAGTAAGCACCCTGCAATTCGTTCACCATCCTGAATGGGAACCCAGATAACATCTCGGCCCGTTCCTCATCCGTCTTAGACGGGAAGAGGTATTTCAGTGCTTCAATGCTATCAACACCTAACTCCTGAAGGTTGCGAACCACGATGGAGTTGTTGAGGATGTCTTGGGTTGAGTCCTCATAAACAGGTCCCATCCATCGCCATAAGATAGTTATATCCCCGTCAGGAATAAGACCAATAACTTTGGGTGGAATCTGCTGGGTCTCCACGCAAGCCATCATAAGATTTTTGAGTTGTTCATTGTATTGTTTCATTGCATCGTCATAAGCAGCTTCTTCTTCCGGGGAAGCTTCTGCAGGCAGATCCACAGGTTTTTCTAAACCTGCCGCCATCGCAAGCGTTGATTTAAACAATTGCTCTTCTTGGTAAATAATCAGCTCTAAGCAACGACAGATGCCATGTGTATAAATGGCATTAGCTTTCTTCTTCGATGTAGCAGCAACACGTCCAAATAAAGATTTATACTCAGTTGCGGTCACGCCAGCAGAGATGGAAAGCTCATCAACACCACCAAGTGCTGTACGAATCTCTTCTCGATACTGACGAGCAAATGCGTTTTGGTCACCAGTGATTGCGTCTGGAACGATATAACCAACTCGGTCGTTTGGCTCCAGGTTTGCAATAACGCGTGGCACTCGAATCTGACCGTCAACGCCGCGGCTAACTGGATCAGCTTTAAACGTAGAGCGGCTCAACGCAGCAGGACTCGTAAAGCCGGAGTTGGCTGCGATAGACGGTCTCTGAACCGTCATATCACCACCTGCTTCCATCAGGTCTGTCTTGGGACGAGACGAAAGAAGGGTGGGATTACCAAAGAAGGTAATATTTTTGCGCATGGTACGCATCAGTTCATCATGCGTACAAATATGGTTAGCTACAGCGTCAAACTCACCGGATCCTTCGTTGGAAAACCCTTGGGTGTTATTAATGATCTCAACGCATGGAATAAAACCAAGACTATTTTTAAGCTGTTTAGTATTACCAGTCAACGCATAGGTCGGCATGTCAAAATTCATCTCCGAATCGGAGTGAGTTTCTTCAATCTCCTTGGATCTGATGGCAAGGCGAATATATCGCTTAGCTCCAGGGTTGTATGTGCTCTTGGTGCCTGAGATATTTGTTGTATTTAATTGATCACCAAAGCCATTGCCACGCCGCACTTTATAGCTGTAGATGATTACAACTTCGTCAAGCTCTCCATCTACGTTGTAATATGCGCGATATTCATGTTCACGGAAATAATAAAGCCGATAGCTTTGCTTGGTGGGACGGATGTAAAAAAGGCCCTTACCATCACATAAGAAATACTCCCAGATGGAATCCAAACGGGTGTCCATCTTGTTGTACTTCAGGACCCTGTCGATAAAATCTTTGCGTTGAGCGCCAAAGTTATCTTGTCCTGGAAAAAATTCAACTCCTTGGCGAATACCAAAAAGTTTCATTTGCGCAATATGAGACGCAACAATACCCGTATCAACGACAATATCGCTGTCCTTATCAAGGTAAGCGTTGATAATTTCTTGAAGACGGGCTTTAGCGTCGGCCATTATTCACTTTGTCTTTGGGTAAATACTAGCAGTTTAAAAACAGTATTTACTACCTGTATCACTTTATTTTACTCTTCTATAACCTCATAGCCGGCCGCATCATTAACCTTGCTGATGATGATGCCTGTACCACGAACATCCCAGTTAAGTACGTCGCCTTCTTGCCAGCACAGCTCTTCCATCACCTCATCGGGAAGAACAATGTAGGGTTCGCCGTTCTCGTCCTCCTGGACCTCAAGGATGTAACTCATTTGGACTCAAGCAATTTCTCAACTAGCTTATCAAGCTTTGCATTGATCTGATTAAAGTTATCATGCATCTGTTGGATTTCTCTTAGAAAGTCGACCTTAAGAACGTATTCCAAAGGCATGCGCTTTAAGTCGTCTTCCAAAACATCAATCCTACGTTTTTGTGATCCGATGTAATTAAAGGCTTGCTGGATCTGGTCGTTTTGTCGTCCCAGGATTTTACCTGCGACCCAGCTGCCCCCAGTAACAGCAGATATAACGGCCGTGAGACCGATAGCAATGTATTCTGGACCCACGACTTGAGATAAGCTTTTTTCTAATTTTAGGATTTAGTAATCAATAATGTCCCTCAGCCTTGGTAAGCATTATTGTTCTAACAAGTTAGTAATCAAGCTGTAGTTTACCTTTGCGCATTAGGCCATTGATGACCCAAACGAGCGAATCGACACAATCATCATGACTACTGACGCCAAAATTTGTGAGCTCTTCAAACATAGCAGTGAAGTTGCGGTAGCGATTGAAAATGATCTTACGGTCCTCGAAGAGGCCCATGCAACCACGGAAACGTGCCAACTTATCTGCGCGGAATCCTTTGACAGGATGCCAATTTAGGTTGTACAAATTTTCATTTTGAAGACAGACGCGTTTGAAGTCTGCTTCCAAAGAGGCCTGGTACTGTACGGCTTCTGAATAAATATCGCATGTGGAGTAAGTCGGGAAATAATTACCGTTCTCGTCTCTGCCTAGAACTGACCAATCATTGAGAAGTTCTTTAAGAGCGTCTAGTTTTTCTAGATTACCCATCACGCGCAAGCGGCGATAATCAATAACATGAATCTGATCGCCAATGCGTCCTGCTAACGTCATTACAGTAAAATCATTCTTTTCTTTTGTTCCAGCGGAGAGGTCCACACCAATAGCAAGCGTGTCAAACTCTGTTGCAATCTCAGCCTTAACAATCAGCTCAGGCGCGAGTGATAGCTCGTTCTGCCTGATGACCTGGTTCATGTACTGAAAAGAGAAAGCAATAGGTGCCTGCCTTTTCTTTTCTTTCAAGTAATCCAACGACCACATCTCTGGCCAGTACGACTTCTCATCCCCCGTTTTTGGATCTTGCAAGATTGCAGATAGAACAATTTGCAACCAGTTGTTTTGCGTGTTGAAGGTTGTGGAATGAATGTCATCGTGTCTAAAGCGCGTACCAAGACAGATGGCCCTGGCACCCTCAAACATGGTGGGTGCGATCACAGCATTCCAGTTGTCCTGCATCTGCTTCCGGATGTCAGGGTTGGAGATGTCTGCGGCAGACTTGATGGCGTCATCAATGATGACCAGATGAGAACGCTTGGAAGTCACTGAACCCTTGAGACCTGCAGCACAGAGTGTGAATTGCTCTTCACCTGTGGTATCAATACCAGCAAACTTGTGGTCAATGGACCAGTACTCATTACTAGTGACGTTCTTTAAAAGACGTACGGTTGGAAAAACTTCTTGATATCGTTTGCTTTCAATGATGCGCTTAATGGTTGCTGACTTGGAACGTGCAATATCAACAGTGTAAGACAAATACAGAATCTGCAGTGGTTTCTTGGCTCGTGTGTGAATGCCAATCGCCCATGCGGTAAACAAGCCAAGGACCGTACTTTTTGCTGATCCCCTGGGAGCAAGGAGGTCAACATTGGGGCCAGCAATATTTAGAAGGCAGCTACTATCTTCACCCGTCACAAAGTGACGATGCCATTCTTTATGATGTTGAGCCGGAGGCTTATCTGCTACATACTCACAGAAAAAACCAAAGTCTTCTCGTGCTTTCTCTAGCGATTCAAGGTTTCGTGGAACACGAATTTGTTGCTTACGTGCAGCAGCTTGTGCGTTACGACGATATGCAAGATGCTGATAAGCAGGCACGGCAGTTATGATTCAGTGTATTACTGAATACTACCCTATTTCTCTTCCTTGTTGTTTTTCTTTTGGCTTTGATACTTACGTGCTTTGTCTAATGCAGCCTTCCTTTTCTCTTTATCTGACATCTCAGTGCCATCTTCGTTCTTTGCTTCTTTCTTTTTGAAGTGTTCCAGAAGCTCTGGCGGCATTTTATGCTTGCTCATTCTTCTTCTTTTGCATTAAAGCATTCATAACCTCTTGTCCACGAGATACGTGCTGCGCCAAGGGTGTGGGTCGTTTTACACCAGCAAACTCTTCACGGTTTTTCTTGAGTTGACGCACAACATCAAATAAACGTCCGGCAATATCTTCGCCGTATTCAGGTGGCTGAGGAGGTGGCTTTTGCATATATGTAGTCTAATTTATTTATTCTTCCATCTGCATATGAGACCACACACTCATCGACGCTTCTTCTAGAGGCACTTCAATGGGATCATCTTTAAAAATTGTAAGCAACTCACGTATGGCGCGGTCAGCACCAGCCATTAACAAGCCTTTGCGATCTCTATTGTTTGTAAACTGTTCGACCTGTGCAATTGTTCCACGAAGCTCTTTTTGCATTGCAGCAATACGCGCAACACCTGCATCACGCTTGACAACGCCCTTGTCAACATCGGCACGAAGCTTTCTAATATCTTCCTGCATCTCCACAATCTCCCGCAACAAAACTTTCCTATGATCAGGTTTAGGGTAGTGTTGTTGGAGCCAGAGGTCACAGCCTGTAATGCAACCGTTATAACGCAAAAAGCGAGCGTACAAATAGCATTCAATCACAGAGAAGTTCTCTGAGCAAAAAGCCCTGTACGCTTGCTCTGTCGGTGCATCTAAATTATCGACCCACTGAGAAAAAATCTCAATATCGATATGCTCTTTGGGACTGAGCGTAGTCTCTTGCTTCGTCGGTCTGACCGAATTCCTGAGCTTGGGCTGCAGACTTTCTTTGCTCTTCACCAGATGTTCCAATAGATGCACGTTCTTGTTCGCCTGCTTCCTTCATCTTCTCTTTAGAAGATCCAACGGAAACATCCTGGAAGATCTTAACAGCAGACGCAGCTTTACGTGCTTTGTCCTCATCAAATAACAGATCGTAGGGATCTGGATTTGCTGATTTTTCCCAATCGTAAGCGTCTTCGTTCATGACCTTTCGGTTTCCTTGATGTCTGTATTGACATCAGCTTCTTCTTTATCTAGTTTATCCAAAGATTGTTCTTTGTTGAGGCGACTTTTGGCGTACTTGTACGCAACATCGGCCGCCTGGCGATAACGACCCAGCTCTGCGGAAGCATCTGCAGAAGAGCCCTGCATATTAGAAGTTACCCATCATGCTGGCAAGGCCACCAGCAAACACATCACGTTGACGTGCACGGTTGGCTTGGGCAGCCTGACGCATCTTGGAGCCCTCAAGGCGACCAATCAGGGATTCAAAATCTTGCAGTTCAGCAGCCGACATGCCACCGCCGTACTGGCGAGCGGCTTGAGCGTTTACAAGATCTTGTGCTTCCGATTCAGACATACCTTCAGCCATGAGCTGGGCTTTAGTCCGAGTATTACGTCCAGGGGTACTGGTTGCAGCGTAAGTCATCTATTCAGGAGTAACTCTAAAAGTATTTTAGTACATTCAATTTAGAAGTTGAACATACTAGTAATATTCCTAACCATCTCAGTTCCACGCTCAATATTGGCGATGTTTTTATAGCCGGAATTCACAATCTTTTGAAGATCAATTTTACCTTGAGATTCTGCTTGCGCAAGAGGAATTTTATTGTCTACCTCATATTTTGTGCGCTCAGTCATTGCATCTTGACGTAATTTTTCAAGAGTAATTGCGTTTGCTGCATTAACATTTGCAACGTCGACTGTGCCATCCAGTGGATTTGCAGTATTTTGGGCGGCAGATGTTTCTTGGCTTGTCGGTTGTTCAACTGCAGCAATAGGATCGTATCGAACAGATGAGATTGTTCCTTGAGGTGTATAATTAAAAACCGCCGTGGTATTAGCAGGAGCACTTTCTCTTGCTTTTGTTTCCGCTAAAGCGGTCTGTGCTTGAACAGCTTGCTGAACAAAAGATTGCGCAGAAGGTCTAACATTCACATCTGCGCGTTCGGCACGTGCAACAATGCTTGCAGGCGTATAGCCTGTCTGTTGTGCAATCTTTTCTACTTCTCTACCAGATAAATTTTTACCTGTATCAGCAATTAAAGCAGCAACGCGATTACCACCGCCATCACCACCCTTGCCTTTGTCATTCCCTTTGTTTTTTGACATTTACTTTCCCCTTTAAATACAGTTTAAGCGACGGTGCCTAGCATGGTGTTAACCATCTGATTGACTGTACCTGGATCAAAACGTACACGACCGCGTACTAAATTGCCTTGTGCATCACGTGGCATAGTGCCGTACTGTGATTCCCAGGCGATATCTGCTTCCGATTTAATTTTAGCTTGTCCCTCTGGAGTAGATGCTAAACGCTTAGAAAGCAACGCTTCAAACGCATTCGGATCTTTTACGCCCATTGATTTAGCGTATTCAGACGCTTGTTGCCATTCTGTATCAGACATGGAACGTCCAAGAAGATCTTGAAAAGCAGTGGCGCCAACAAGTTTAAACCGATCGTAATCAATCGGCTTAGACATTAACTTGCCCATCAGCAAGTCAGGTCTAAAATTTGTGTAACCGCGTTGTCCCGCTAAATAACTAATTGCATCGCTTGGGCTTGTCTCAAAAAGAGCCCGCGCAGTTTTCTTTATACCTTTACGTTCTTTTGCAGAAACCCTTGCTGTTTGAGCGGGGTAATCTTCAAACATCGAAATAGATGTATGATGACCCTCGCCGGGTTTAATACCAAATACGCTTGCCATATCAATCGAAAGTTTCTTAGAACTATTCTAAGATAAAACGTTTAGGTAAGTCTATCAATTTGGCCAAACACATATGGGTTGAAGTATTTACCAGCTAAAGCGTATTCTTGACCAAATTCTTTATCTTTAACTTGCTGAAAAACAGGGCTATTCATGAAACTATATCCTTCTCGCAAAGCAGCCATCTGATTTCCTTGTTCGCGATCTTGCATCCATGATTGAATGCCAGTGGTACGGATAAGATTTTTATTAGCTTCTTCAATCGCTTTATCTGCAGCTTTCTGCTCCATGACCCCACCGAGAGCCTGGAAACCACCTTGTAAAGCTGTGGCACCTAGCATCCAAGGGCCTAAAGCAGCCATTCCTGCGCCTGCTGCGGCACCTCCACCACCTCCTAAAAAACCAGCGGCACCTAATGCTCCTAAAGGACCTGCCATTGCACTTTATTATCTAGATCTATTTTAACGGACAAAACCGTAGTAATTAGTTGGGCCATAGGAAGGAATTGGCCTGGTAGCCCCAGCGGCTGCGATTTGTTCAGGTAAGTATGCATTACGAGCGCGCACAGCACCACCAATAGCAGCAGGTACATCCTTAAGGAAAGAGCCAATTATTTGGTTTTTAATACCCATTTCATTTGCTCTTTCAGAAGCGTCTCTTTGATACTCCAATGTTTTTTCAAACCTTGCATCAGCAGCACGCTGAGCTTCTGTATTTTGTGCTCCCACCATTAACATCAAAGGTGCAAAACCTTGAATATCCTTCGGGAGTTTTCCAAATGTTTCTGCAACTTCAGGCCGCGTCAACATATTGAACACATCCATGTAAGAACCTGAAAGCGGCATTGTTCCCGAAGTCTGCTCACCCCCAAAACGCATTTGATCCCATACTGGACCACTGCTAAAAGGTTGTCCTTGTACAAAAGAAGCCATTTGCTATCACCCGAAACGAATTTGAGGGGCTTGCATAATCGCACCGGCATACGGATTGGTTTGCAGTGCAGTATTAGTAAGCTGAGCAACGTTTTGTTGTGCGCCCAGGGCCAGGGAACCTGCTGTTGCTAACACGCCTTGTTGCATATAACCTTGATTTTGTGTGTTCATCAAAGCTTGTTGACGGACAAGATCAGCATTCTTAAGTTTATTGATTAAAGGAATATTGCGTTGGAGGTTGAGATACTCCTGATCAGAATAGGCTTTACTTAAATCCTTAAGGCTACTGGTATACACACCCATATTGTCACGGTATTGTGTAGTACCAAGCTCAGCGAGTTGTTTATTGATCGCCATCTGAGTGCTGAACTCACCCTCTTTACCCTTAGTGGGTTTGCCCGTAGCCGATTGATAAGCAGAAGAAGCAGCAGATGAAGTAATTCCTGGAAGAATGGCACCTAAGCCCATAAGGCCCAGACCAATGGCGCTACCAACAACACCACCTTTACCAATCATTGCTTGACCCGTGCGACCAAGCATGCCAGCGCCGGCTGTCGACAAAAGAGCAGGAGCAAGACCGCCTAAAGCGCCGAGGGGACGGCCTGCTTCAATTTCTTGGCGTGTTTCGTTAACTGCAGGCATAATGCCCACAGCAAGAGCTCCGGCGGGTAAAGCAAACTTTCCGTAGCGGCCAAGGAATTGTTGTGCGCCTTCTGCGCCTCGCCTTGCAAAGTCTTTTCCTTTCTCACCAATTTCACTCAGTTGACGGCCAAAGCCAGTTCCGCTACCAGGTGTTGTACCTAGTTGTGGTTGCGCACTAGGCATTTGCCCCGGTTGAAGAGGATTTCTAGGTGGTTGTACGCTGCTTAGTGGATCACGCGGTGTGAACGCAGCTTGACCATATTGATAATCAAAAGTACCAAGCATGGTATTGCGTCTGGCTTTTTTAAAATTCTATCACTGCATTATTTCATACTGACCAATGGTCGGTAATTTTTGTTCTGTTGCTTTTGCGGCAAGTGCAGTATTAGCTAAATTACCAGTAATAAGACCCGCTCCTGTACCCAACGCAGCACCAGCCAGGCCACGCCTGAAAGAACCTCCCACTTTGGGAGCAGTACGTATTGCAGTCGCAGCACCGGCAATACAACCAA